TTACAAAAGAAGGAGTATTAATTGCTCAAACGTTAGATGCTACCTACAAGAAGCAAAATGAGTTGAAAGAAAAAAGGAGTGAAATACATGGAAATAAAAAATCAATTAAAAGAAATGTTTCAAATGCAAAGAACATTGAATGAAAACATTTTAAATGAATTCGGTGAAGAAGTAATGACCGAAGAAAAATTAGAATTAGCAATTATTGATGAATTAGGAGAACTAACGCATGAATTGAAAGGTGAATGGTGTTGGTGGAAAAAGAGCCAAAAGCCTGTAGATAGAAAAAGAGTATTAGAAGAATTAGTGGATGTCTATCATTTTGTTTTGACAAGTGAAATGACGCGGAGGTATTCAAGTAACGATGATACAATTGATATTATTTTAATTAAATATGAATATTCAATTAATCACTTTGATGAATTAGAAAAAGAAAGACTTGATTATTTAATCGGTGATATTTCATATAGTTATGATAAATTGACAGTTTTATTGCAATTAACTAAGTGTTTACAATTTTCTTTTGATGAAGTCTATCAAGAATATCTAAACAAGAACAAAGTCAATTATGAAAGACTTAAAAATGGGTATTGATTATGACTGATAAAGAATGGGTTGAATTATGCAATGAACGTCATATAAAAGTTATTGATTTTGACTATAGAAACTGTACAAGAGATGAAGCTATTGCTGCTTTAGATTTATTAAAAGAAGCACATTCTATAGTATTTCCAAATCTTTATGACGAAGATAATAAGGCAACACATTATGAGTTGAAAAAAGAAAGGAAAAATTAGGAAATGACAATTAGAGAATATTTTAAAAGAGAAAAACATCCTGTTGAAAAATATTTAATTCAAAGAGCAGGAAAAGTAACAATAGTTGTACCAGAAGCAGAAAAAAACAATCTAAACAATCTAGATGGAAATCTATTGGATCGAGAAATAAAATCAGTTTCATTAGATTCAATGAATGAGTTCGATGAAGCGACGATTACTATCCGCGTTTAAAAAAAAGAGGTAACAAATGAAACATCCAAAAAGAATTAATTTAGCAATGAAAAAGTTGATTACCGCTAATGGATTGAATCCTAAAGACTATTGGTTCTTGAAAAATACAACCGACTCTTTAGTGATAATTCATAAAGAAACAAGTAAGGTAGTCACATTGAAAAAGTGAACAAAATAGCGTGTTTTACGATATTCAATGTTCACAGTTAAATTTTTAAAAGTAACAATCCCAAAAGTGTTGATAAATCAATAGAAAGCATGGAGTTTCAAGAATATAAAAAATTTAACACTTTTAGGGGTTATAAGTAATTTATTAAGTTATATTTAGTGTAAAAAATTCTGTAAAACAGGAAAAAATATTGTACTTTTAAGAAATATATAGGATAGCAAAGTATAATGAACATCTTTAGCGTGATTAAAAGAATTAAAAACACAAGGAGGATAACAAATGCATTTAACAATACACACATTACCAATTATTCGAAATGAAATTCGTACGTATAAGAGTCTAATCAAAGAACGTGACAAATTAATTAACGATTATGAAGCGCCTCTTAAAACACTTAGAAATAAACTTTTAGAGGTTGAAGAAAAATTGGAACTTATTAAGTCTCCTGGTAAAAGTGATGGCTTAGGTGGTTTTGTTCAAGATAGTGCTGACAAGTATAACTACTTGATTGATAAAAAGGATCAATTAAAAAAATCAATTGTTGATTATATTCAGTCAAATGAAAAAGATTACTTAGAAGATCTAAAACATTGGGATGTACGTATTGCTACTGTTGAATATTATCTTAACAAGATGGATGCACTTGATAGAAAATTCATAGAGGACTTCTATTATAATCTTTCAAAGACTCAATGCTTACAACGTTACAATATTGTTAATAATAAAAGCCTTTACCGAAAAGCCGACAATATATTATTGAATTTACTAAAAAAAGATTAAAAAATTGCTTCTATGTGGAAGATTCCCCCTTTATTTGGTGCTATTATGTTATTGTGAAGTTTTCAAAAAGATGACATCCACAATGTCAACGCTTTGTCTTGAATTCATTTACGATTGATTTGTTGTCAATTGAAGTATTATGAAAAGCTCTTGTTTCAGGAGCTTTTTGTTTTGTTTAAAAATGGAGGTATAACTTATGGCAGTTAAAAGATTAGACAGAGATGGAGCACATAGAAAGCAATTTGAAAACAACAAGAAAAGAATATATGCTACTCAAACTATATGTGGGATTTGTGGAAAGCCAGTAGATTTTAGTTATAAATATCCACATCCGTTATCACCATGTATTGACCACATCATACCAGTAGCAAAAGGTGGACATCCAAGTGATTTAGATAACCTACAATTGGCTCATATGACATGCAATAGACAAAAGAGTGACAAAATCTTTGCTAATAACACAATAAAAACCGAAAAAGTCATATCAAACAGAATACTGCCACAAATAATTAATTGGACTACGTATCGAAGTAAAAAATAATCGTTTTTTAGGATGGGGGTATACCACCCCTAAAAATGCGTTCTCCGGACTTCACGTCGTACTGTGAATATTTTCTCACGGATTATGACAACGGCTCTCAAAACGAAATCATGAAAGGAATAGAAGATATATGAAATACAAAGGAATGGGATATTTAAGAAGAAAACTTGCTAGTAGGAAAGAAAGATGCGAAACAAGATACGATTATTATGAAATGAAAAATCAAATGGTTGATATTTCAAGTGTAATACCGCCTGAATTTAGATGGTTAAAAGAATGTTTAGGATGGTGTTCAAAGGCTGTTGACTCTATTGCTGATAGAATTTCCTTTGTTGAATTTTCTAATGATAATTTCAATATGCAAGAGATATACGACATGAATAATCCTGATGTGTTGTTTGACAGTGCAATTATTTCATCATTGATTACATCATGTTCTTTTATTTATATTTCTCAAAAGGTTGGAGAAATACCTCGCTTACAGGTAATTGATGGAAGACATGCAACAGGGATTATTGATCCTATTACAAATATGTTGATTGAAGGATATGCCATATTAGAGGAAGATGTTCTAGGAAATCCTATTATTGAAGCATATTTTATTCAAGGAGTTACGTATTTTTATGAAAGAGGTGAAAAACCTTATAAAATCAAAAATAAAGCCCCGTATCCATTGCTGGTTCCAATTATTAATAGACCTGATGCCAAACGTCCGTTTGGACATTCAGTTATTTCAAGAGCTTGTATTTCTATTCAGCAAGCAGCAATGAGAACTCTAAAAAGAAGTGAAGTATCTGCTGAGTTCTATTCATTCCCACAAAAATATGTTTTAGGACTTGAACCAGGAGCTGAAATGGATAAATGGAAGGCAACTATTTCATCATTGATGCAAATCTCAAAGGATGAAGACGGGGACAAGCCTACTGTAGGCCAATTTGCCCAACAATCAATGGCACCCTATGTTGAACAACTAAAAATGTTGGCCAGTCTTTTCGCTGGTGAAACAGGGTTGACATTAGATGATCTAGGTTTTTCTACTGAAAATCCATCAAGTGTTGAAGCAATCAAGGCACAACATGAAAATTTAAGATTGAAAGCAAGAAAAGCTCAAAAGACCTTTGCTACAGGCTTTATCAATGCTGGATTTTTAGCAGCATGTTTGAGAGATGGTTATACATATTCAAGAGATCAAATTTATTTAACAAAAATCAAATGGGCACCGATTTTTGAACCAGATGCTTCTGCTCTTTCAGTTATTGGAGATGGAGCAATTAAAATCAATCAGGCTGTACCAGGATATTTTGATAAGGACAATCTAAAAGAACTTACTGGAATCGATTATAGTACATCTTCATCAACTTCAAATATAGATGATATGTTTAAGGAAGAAATAGATGAATAATGATATCGTTCCTTCTTTATTAGAAGAAATTCAAAAACAGTTTGATGAAGAAATAAAAGCTAATGAAAAAATAAAATCAATTTTAACAAGACAAAAGCAGGGAGCGGTAGATTATACCGACTCTCTTTCTTTTGCAAAAGAATTAGGAGTTTCTTTAAAAAAGGTAATACAAGAAAATATCAGTGAGGAAATGCTCCCTGATGGAAAAATGTATTACAACATTGCTCAAAGATTACTTGAACCAATGATCAAACAAAATTATGATTTGGTATCCAAACAATGTGAGACTACACAAAATATTTTGAATAAAAAAGCTGATTTAGGATTAAAAGCAATTGTTCCTGAATATAACAAAGAAAAAACAGCAAGTATCATTGATTATATTTCAAATGCTGATAAGTACTCCCAACGTGAAAAAAGTTTTCTTGATTCATTAGAAACCAATGCAAAGTCGGTCGTAGATGATTCAGTTCGAAAAAATGCTGATTTTCATTACAATGCGGGGTTAAAGCCTAAAATCATTAGAACAACAGTTGGAAAAACATGTAAATGGTGTCAGTCAATGGCTGGTGTTTATGATTACAGTAAAGTTAGCAATACAGGTAATAATGTTTTTAGAAGACATGCGAATTGCGACTGTACTGTAGTTTATGATCCTGGAGATGGCAGTAAGAAAGTACAGGATGTTTGGAGTAAAAGAATTGATTATAGAGAAAATATTAGGAAAAATTCAAATTTTATGGGTGCAAAGAAACCCTTCAATATGAAATTAGGAAAAAAAGAGATTTCTTTTGTTACGTATAAAAATGACAAATATTCTAATATCTATTGTCAAACATATTCGCAAAATTCAAAAAGAATGTGTGAATACTTAAATACTAAAATAAATCAAGAATATCGATATGGAAAAATAAACAATATCGTGGTGGTTCAAAAAAATGCATTACAGGGTATTGCCTGTTATGATCATATAAATAATGATTTATTTATATGTGAAGAACTGATAAGTAATAAGTTTTCACAAATTGTTGATACCTCATATTTTCCATCTAAAAATTTAGATGATGTATTAAATCATGAACTAGGTGGTCATAAAAAACATTGGGAAGTTGTAAGAAAATATCAACAAGCAAACAATATAAGTGAATTACAAGCCAAAAATGATTTAGAAGAAAAACTAAGAAATTATGTGCTTAATCAGGAAACAAATGATATAATGTATATAAGAAAAAACGTAAGTCAAAATGCGCAAGAATCATTTAAAAATACAAAATCATTGAATGAATTAATAGCAGATTGTATTGTCTTGAATAAGCAAAACAGTGTTTCTGATGAATTTTTAGACAGATTAGTTATGGAGGTGCTTGGTTATGATGGTTAATCCCACAAAAAGGCAAAAAGAACTTATTAAAATATTTGAAGAAGAAGTTGCTCCTTGGTGCTATGTTGATAAAAAAACAGGTGAAATCAAATTAAAAGAAGATGCACCAAAAAATATCAAAGACAAATATTATTTATATATGAATAGTTAACCGACTACTGTCGGTTTTTCTTTTGCTCAATTTTAAAGAAAGGAGAATGACAATGTTAAATGCGTTATTAATTATTTTTGTTATAGCAAAAATATTAGGCTTTATAACTTGGTCGTGGTGGATTGTATTAAGTCCGTTATTGATTCAAGTATCAATTGGTTTATTAAGTTTAGTATTTTATGGTGTAGCTAATTTTAGAATTACGAGCCTTTTAAAGAAGCTTAAAAAGGAACTTTAAGGAGAGGAGGTATCTTATGGCACAAGGATTAAGACCGCATAGACATGTATGCTTTGTAAGTGATATTCAACCATATTACGATAAGAAAAAGCATCAAAAAATGAAAAAAATCACTTTTGAGTGCTATATACCTAACTGTAACTATTGTTATTCAGTCAGTGAAGAGTATCGACCACCACCAAAAAAAGCGAATATGAAGTAGGAGGTAAAAGGAATGTCTGAAAAAAGAATTGGAAGACAAACTCCTACAACTTCGTTAGTGCTTCCTTATATTGAAACAAAAGGGAAGGAAGCGGTAGAAATTTACAACAAAACCGGCAGAACTGCTAGAGAGTGGCAGGAACTATTGATTTATGACATTTTAGCAATTGATAAAGAGGGGATGTGGGTTCATTCCCGTTTTTGTTATAGCTTACCTCGAAGAAATGGGAAAACTGAAGATGTTATTATGAGGATCATGTGGGGCATAACTCATGGTGAAAAGATACTCTATACGGCTCATATGATTTCTACAGCACATTCAGTATTTGAAACAATATGTGCATTGCTCGACCAAGCGGAAATAGAATATACGTCAGTTAAGGCAAAAGGTTCAGAAAATATACGTTTATTGAATGAAAAAGGAAAAGCCTATAAATTAGATCATCTTGTTAATTTTAGAACTCGTTCTAATACCGGTGGTTTGGGTGAAGGATATGACGTGCTGGTTATTGATGAAGCACAGGAATACACGATTGATCAAGAAAGTGCGCTAAAGTATGTTATTTCAGCAAGTTCCAATCCTCAAACCATTATGTTAGGAACACCACCAACTGCAATTTCTCATGGTACAGTATTTCAAAAAATGAGAGATAAGGTTCTAGAAGGGAAAAGCAAGAATACAGGCTGGGCCGAATGGTCCATTGAGCATATGCATGATCCGTATGATAGAGATATCTGGTATGAAACTAACCCGTCCTTAGGACAAGGATTGACAGAACGTGTAATTGAAAATGAAATTACATCAGATGATGTTGATTTCAATATTCAAAGGTTAGGGCATTGGCTATCGTATTCACAGGGTAGTGAGTTTTCGGAAAAGGAATGGGAAAATCTTAAAGTTGCAACAGTTCCCAATTTTCAAAACAAGCTTTTTGTGGGCATCAAGTATGGTGTAGATGGAAAACATGTTGCCATGTCGATTGCTACAAAGGTAGATGAAAAGATTTTTGTTGAATCGATTGATTGTCAAAGCGTTAGAAATGGCAACACATGGATTATTTCATTTCTAAAAGAAGCAGACATAGAAAAAGTTGTTATTGATGGAAGTGGCTCTCAACAGATATTGAGTGATGAAATCAAGGATTATGGAATAAAACTGAAACCTGTACTTCCTAAAGTATCGGATGTGGTTGTAGCAAACAATATGTTTGAACAGGCAGTTACATCTTCAAAAAACATATGTCATAATGACCAGCCATCTTTAAAACAAATTGTAACCAACTGTAAAAGAAGAGCAATTGGTACAAATGGCGGTTTTGGATTTAAAGCAATGATGGAAGAACATGAAATAGCATTGCTTGATAGTGTAATCTTGGCCCATTGGGCATGTGCAACATACAAAGGTGTTAAGAAAAAACAAAAAATAAGTTGTTAAGCGAACGAAAGTTCGTTTTTTTTATGCAAATTACGTTACTAACGGTAAATAGGAGAAATACAAATGAGTGAATTTAAAGAAATTAAAACACAAGAAGAATTTGATACAGCCATCAAAGAAAGATTGGCTAGAGAAAATAAAAAATATGAAGGATTTGTAAGTCCTGATAAATTAGCAGAATTAAAAGCCGATTATGAAAAAGAAATCAGTAAAAAATACGAAGGTTATACATCACCAGATGATCTAGCAACCATGAAAAAAGAATATGAAGGAAAAATTGCAAAATATGAGTCCGACTCAGTAAAAACGAGAATTGCTAATGAAATGGGATTGCCTTCATCTATTGCTTCACGTTTGAAAGGTTCAAATGAGGAAGAAATTCGTAAAGATGCTGAATCATTTGCTGGCTTTTTTCAAAAAGAACCACCTTTAGCAACGGGTGAACAAACAGTTGCTAATGAAGAACAAGCAAAAAATGTTGCTTTAAAAAAATTATTAAAAAATTTAAGACAAGGAGATTAAGATAATGGCAGTATTAAGCAAAGGAAATTTATTTGATCCTGTATTAACAAAGGATCTAATCAACAAAGTAAAGGGAAAATCAAGTTTAGCTGTTTTATCAGCGCAAACACCAATCCCATTTAATGGTTCAAAAGAATTTACTTTTTCTATGGATAATGAAGTAGATATCGTTGCTGAAAATGGTAAGAAAAGTGAAGGCGGAGCTTCAATGGATCCAGTAATTATTGTTCCAATCAAATTTGAATATGGTGCTCGTGTTTCTAATGAATTTATGTTTGCCAGTGAAGAAGAACAATTAGATATTTTAAAAGAATTTAATGAAGGATTTGCTAAAAAAGTTGCTAGAGGTTTAGATATTGCTGCATTCCATGGCTTAAATCCTAGAACTGGCGAAAAATCTGCAGTAGTAGGAGAAAATAACTTTGATAGTAAAGTTACACAAACCGTTACTTATGCAAATGATAAACCTGATGATTGCTTAGATACAGCAATTGCAACAGTTGAGGATGCCGATTGTGAAGTAACAGGTATTGTAATCAACTCTGCAGTACGTAGTGATCTATCAAAAATGAAATCTACGACAGGAGATCCATTGTATCCTGAATTCCGTTTTGGTGGTAAACCATCAACATTAGGTTCTCAAGCATTAGATACAAATAATACAGTATCATTTGGTTCAGAAACAAAAGACCAAGCAATTGTAGGTGACTTCGCTAATATGTTCAAATGGGGATATTCAAAAGATATTCCATTAAAAATTATTGAATTTGGTGATCCTGACAATTCAGGGAGAGACTTACAAGGATATAATCAAGTGTATATTCGTGCTGAAGTCTTTATGGGATGGGGAATCCTAGATGCTAATTCATTTACAAGGGTGGTAAAAGCATAATGGCAACATATAGGAATAAAAAAACAGGTGCAACCATCACTACTGATTTGATTATCAGTGGTGGTGATTGGGAAATTGAAGAAAAAAAGAAAAAAGAACCTAAAAAGAATGCTGATAAAGATGTACCACCTAAAGATGGTGGAGCTGATGAGTAATGATACCATTTGTAACAATAGATGATGTTACTTTGCTGTTTAGAGATTTAACAGTAGATGAAACAAAAAAGGCAACATTTTTATTAACTGTTGTTTCAGATTGTTTGAGACAAGAAGCAAAAAAAGCTGGGAAAAATCTTGATCAAATGATAGAAAATGGAGATGTATATGAAAATGTAGTTAAAAGTGTATGTGTTGATATTATTGCTCGTAATTTGATGACTTCAACCAACAGCGAACCTATGGAACAGATGTCACAATCAGCTCTTGGATACTCTGTATCAGGTACTTTTTTGGTACCTGGAGGAGGTTTGTTCATTAAAAAAAGTGAGCTTGCCAGACTAGGTTTGCGTAGACAAAGAATAGGTGTAATTAATATTTATGGCAATGATTAAAGGTATTCCTGTTGTTTTATTACAAAAAATAAAGGTTGATGAAGATCCTTTTGGACAAGCTATTTATCGAGAACGAGAAATCATAGTTGAAAATGTTCTTGTTTCACCATCATCAACCAATGATATTATTACTTCACAAAATTTAACCGGTAAAAAAGCAGTTTATACACTTGCCATTCCTAAAGGTGACCAAAATTCTTGGGAAGATAACAATGTTGTTTTTTTAGGAAGAAAGTGGCATGTATTAGGTTTTGCAATTGAAGGAATAGATGAAAATATTCCTTTAGACTGGAATAAGAAAGTAATGGTAGAAAGATATGGCTAAAATAGTACTTGATAAAAAAGGTGTAAGGGAATTACTTAGATCTCAAGAAATGATGGATATTTGCCTAGAACATGCAGAAGCAACCAAAGCAGCTGCTGGTGGTGAAGGATATGAGATATCTTCTCATGTTGGAACTAATCGTGTAAATGCATCTGTTAGAGCAGATACAATAGAAACAATAAAAGATAACTACAAAAACAATACATTAATAAAAAGTTTGAGGTGATAAAAATGATTGAAGAAATTGTTTTTAATTATCTTAAAAACAAATTGAATGTTCATGTGACATTTGAAAATATTAATGAAGTTGAATATGTACTCATTGGTAAAAGTGGCAGTAGTAGATTTGATTTTACAAACACGGCCACTTTTTTTATTCAATCGTATTCGTCTTCAAAATATAAAGCATCTTTACTCAATGAAAAAGTAAAAGATGCCATGTATGACTTAATTGAGTTGGATGAGATCACATCATTACATCTCAATAGTGATTATGATTATACAGATACAACAATAAAGAAATATCGATATCAGGCTGTGTTTGATATTGGATATTTTTAGAAAGGAGTAGATATAGATGGACGCAAAAAATGTAAGTGCAGCTAAACCTAAAATAGGTGGTTCAGTATTTGTTGCACCCTTAGGTACAAAACTACCAGAAGATGCAAAAAGTGAATTGGATGCTAAATTCAATTCATTAGGATATTGTTCAGATGATGGAGTTTCAAACAATAACTCACCTGAAACAGATACTCAAAAAGCATGGGGTGGAGCTGTTGTTTTAAATTTATTTTCTGGAAAAGAGGATACATTTAAATTAAAGTTGATTGAATCATTGAACGTAAATGTATTGAAAACAGTTTATGGATCCAGTAATGTTACTGGAGATTTAGATACTGGATTAACAATCAAGGCTAAAAATGAGGAACCTGAACAGTTTTCATGGGTCATTGATATGATTCTAAAAGGGAAAATTTTAAAAAGACTTGTTATTCCATGTGCTGGGATTACTGAAATTGGTGAAATTAAATATTCTGATAGTGATGCTATTGGTTATGAAATAACTTTTTCAGGAGTTCCTGATGAAACAGAAACATCCCATTATGATTATATGATCAAGAAAAAAGAAGGAGAGTAATCTAGATGAAGATAACTGGTATTACAAAACAAGGATTTCATTATTCTGTAGATGATGCAGTAGGTGATGATTGGGAACTTATTGAAATTTTAAGTGAAATGAACAATGATGAATATTTAAGTGTTGTTCCTTTTGCTAAAAAGCTTTTAGGAAATGCCCAATATGAAAGATTAAAAAAATTCTGCAGAGATAAAAAAACAGGTAGAGTTCTTACAAGCAAAATGCAAGAAAACATCATGGACATTTTTAATTCAAATAAAAAAGTAAAAAACTAGTGATCCTCGCCAACATGATAAAAACTGATGAGGATGCTTTAATTTGTGATTTAGCAGAAACTTATCAAATATATGATTATAAGTCGCTTCCAGCATATATGGTTGCGACTTTTTCAGTTGGTTTGAGGGAAAATTCAAGAATAAAAATGAAGTTGAGCAATCAAAAGGTTCCTTTTGGGGAATTGCTTTTATCAATGATTTCAGATGAATTGACAAGATTGATTTGGATGAAAACAGAAGATGGTGCAAAAGGCATCAATCCTCCTAAATCGATAGTATCACTTATTTTAAACAATGGAGAAGAAAATACTGTCAATGATGGTTTTCAAACTGTTGAAGAATATGAAAAAGCAAGATTAGAGATTATAAGGGAAGGAGGATAATATGGCAACCAATTTAGCAAAAGCATATGTTCAAATTGTTCCCTCTGCTGAAGGAATGAAGGGCATGATTGAACAGGTCATGGGGAAAGATCTTGAAGAAGCAGGAGAAAAAGCGGGGAATTCAATTGCTTCAAAAATAAAGAATATTATTGTTGCTGCTGGAATTGGAAAAGTTGTATCTCAGGCTTTTACCGAAGGTGGTGCTTTAGAACAATCTTTAGGTGGGATTGAAACGTTGTATAAGGAAAACGCTGATAAAATGAAAGCTTATGCAAAAGAAGCCTATAAAACATCAGGTGTCAGTGCAAATGCTTATATGGAAAATGTTACTTCATTTTCAGCGTCTTTGATTTCAAGTTTAAAAGGCGATACAAGTAAGGCGGCCGACATAGCCAACCGAGCTATGCAGGATATGTCTGATAATTCCAATAAATTTGGTACCAATATACAAGATATTCAAAATGCATATCAAGGTTTTGCAAAGCAAAACTATACCATGCTTGATAACTTGAGGCTTGGATACGGTGGAACAAAAGAAGAAATGCAACGACTTCTTAAAGATGCTCAAAAGTTGAGTGGTCAAAAGTATGATATTAGTAATCTAGCGGATGTTTATACAGCTATAGGAGTTATACAAGATAACTTAGACATTACAGGAACAACCGCCAAAGAAGCAGCTACTACGTTTAGTGGTTCATTTGGTTCAATGAAAGCTGCAGCACAAGATTTTTTAGGAAATGTAGCTATTGGAGGGGATGTTACAGGTACCTTATCCAATTTGATTACTACTGCTTCTACGTTTCTTTTTGATAATGCTGCCCCAATGGCATTAAACATTGTTCAGGGATTTGCTACTGCATTGATATCAGCAACACCTATTCTATTTCAAAAAGGTTATGATCTTTTGAATAGTTTGGTAACAGGCTTTGTACAAAACGTTCCTGTTGTACTTCCTCAAATATTACAGTTTGTACAGGATATAGGAACAAATCTTGCACAAAAAGCACCTGAGATGATTTCTATGGGGTTTGGTTTATTAAGCCGATTGTTAGATGGAATCATTTCGGCAATACCAATACTTGTAGAATATGTTCCTAATATCATAACGACATTTGCAAACATTATTAATGATAATTTCCCTACAATTTTACAAAAAGGTGCAGAATTGATTTGGCAATTAGTACAGGGATTGATTAGCGCAATTCCAACAATCGTAGCTAATATTCCTCAAATAATCCAAGCTATCGTTTCAGCGTTTATGGCTTTTCAATGGCTCAATTTAGGAAAAAATATTATTAAAAATGTTGGTGATGGTATTAAGGGAATGGTCTCTTGGATAAAAGAATGTGGAAAAGCAATTGTTGATGGTATTAAACATTCCTTTTCTGAAAGTACAAATGTTGGTGTTAACCTTGTTAAAGGTCTATGGAATGGTATCAATTCTGTAAAAGATTGGATTTTAGGAAAAATCAAGGGATTTGGAGATGCTGTTTTAAATGGATTGAAATCTTTCTTTGGAATTCATTCACCTTCAAAAGTCATGGCTGATGAAGTTGGTAAATATCTTCCTCAAGGTATTGCAGTTGGGATTGAAGCAAACGCTAAAGATGTATATGATGCAATGAACGGTATTTCAAAACAAACATTGGATTTAGCAAGTGAAGGCTTTGATACTGAACAAAATAAATCAAATTCAAATAATGATGTAAATTATCTATTAGAAATCATTATTAAATTATTGAAGGTAATTGCTGATAAAGGTGATACAGGTAATGATTTTAGTGATAGAGATTTCATTCGTATGTTGAAAAGTTTGGGGGTTGTATTTTCATGAGAGTAAGATATATAAATTCTCAAAATTATAGTGTTGACTTTGTAGATGCAAATATTCTTCCAACAAGTGGCTATCTTCATCAAAGAAAATGGAATACTACAATTGAAAATGACAGTGTTAGTTTAAGTATAGGTAATTATACTTATACAATTACTTTAACATTGAGAGGAAGTCTAAAAGAAAGAAAAGAAACATTGGATAAAATGTGCGACATATTTGAACTTGATTGTATTAATGAAACACCAGGAACTTTGTACTTTGGAGATTATTATATTAAATGCTATATTGTTTCATCAAACACTAGCATTGCTAATATTAATACAAGAACCAATGTAGAACTTGGCATTTTCTGTATCAAACAGGAATGGATCAAAGAGAAGAAATACAATTTGGTTATGTATGATGATAAAAGCAATCAGACAGGAATAAAGAAGTATACGTATCGATATCCATTTTTATACTCCAATCAAAAAGGTGCTGTTCAAGCTATCAATGATTCATTAGCTGGTGCTGATTTTATCATGAGGTTTTATGGACCATGTGCAAATCCATATATAAAAGTAGGTAATATTTTATATCAAGTTAACACATCATTGATGGCTGGTGAGTATTTAGAAATAAATTCTACTGATAATACTATTTTTGGTGTTTCAGTTTATGGTGAAAAAAGAAATCTCTTTAATTATAGAGATATGTCTAGAAGCGACTTTTTTACAAAAATACCTAGTGGTTCAAATGTTGTAGGATGGGATGGAACTTTTAAAGCCGAATTGATTATTCTTGATAAGAGAACAGAACCGAGGTGGCTTTAATGAAATTCATATATACAAATGACAAATATGAAGAACTAGGTGTATTAAAAAATTCATCAATTGATTTTGAGATTGGGAAGTATGACGTCGCATCAAATGATTATCAAATGTCTATCTCAATAGGATCATGGAACAGAGAATTTGATAAAGGTTCTCTTTTTTATTGTCAAGAATGTGAATTTGGTGGAATTCTAGATGGTAAAAAAGTAGATACTTCTAAAAACTCAATTACATTTAAAGGCAAGACATTTAGAGGACTTCTTGAAAAAGAATATGTTCAGCCCCCTGATGGACAAGCCTATTATGTTGCAAATGGAGAAGCTAATCAGGTCATTGATAATCTTATTCAAGGAAAATTTAATGATCTATTTGTTGTAGACAATGTAGGATTAAGTGATATTGGTGTTAATTATCAAATAAGGGATTTGAATTTATTAGATGCACTTGAAAAAATGTTACTTAAGGCGGATATCCCTTCAAAACTAGAAATTACATTTTATGATAAAAAGGTGCATTTACAAGCTGTTCCTATTGTTGATTTATCAGAATTATTAAGATATGACAATTCTTATGGCATTTCCATGATTTCTGAAAAAGCAATAAGCAAGTATAACCATATCGTTGCACTTGGAAAGGGTGAATTGACCGAAAGAATAAGAGTCAATTTATTTTTGCAAGATGATGGAACATGGAATACAAGTGAAAATGCAAAATATGCAGGATTGAAAAGGAAAACATATCTTTATGATAATTCAAATGAAGAAGATGAATCAAAATTAATAGAAAGTTCTATTGCAGCGACGGAAAAAGCGAATGGTACGGATACTCTTAACATTAACTTTACAACGGATGAAGCTTCTTTGTTTGATTATGTTGGTTCCAAAGAAGAAATAACAGGAATAGAATTTAAAGAACAAATTACAAAAAAAGTTTTAAAGGTAACTATATCTGGTATTATTTCACATTGCAAATTTGAATATAAGGTAGGTGATTAGATGTGCTAGAAAATATAACATTGAATGAGTCAAATGTTACAGCAAGTATTGATGCTTACATACACCATTGTTTGTTTGGGTACAATGGTGTTTTTAAATGTGGCCAACAGTTGAAGTGTGAAATCATAAACAATAATCTTTTAAAGATCTATGATGGCTTGTTTATTAATCAAGGAAGATTTTATAGGATTGCACCAGGTTCTTATGAAGAAATAAAATTAGAAAATGGTGTTGTTGGTCAAAAAAGATATGATCTAATCGTGTCTCATTTTGAAACAGATGGTGTCAATGAAAAGCATGAAATAAAAGTTATCAGTGGAGAAGGTGAAACTATTCCACAGTATACAAATAGTGATACATTCAATGGAGGTACAGTTAGTGAGATGCCTTTATATCTTGTAGAAATTGATGGAATAAGTATTAAAAGTGTTAAAAGTCAATTTGATATCATTCCTAATTTGCAAGAACTTATTGACAAAATGGTTATATATAAAGAATAGAGGTGATGATTTTGATTGTTGCTGAAATTATTCAAAAAGGATTGACTATATCTAGCAGTACTAGTGATATTCCATATCAATATAGTGGAAACATTCAAATGCAATTCATCAAGGATGAAGCCTATGATAATTTTAGTGTTATAGGTTTTTATAGAACAAATTATTTTGAAAAAACTCAGTTGTTGGAAATTGATGAAAATGGAGTGTTTTCATTAAATAAAGATGCATTTCAAAAAGATGGATTATTGAATTTATCTTTTCTGTTAGTTAGTGAATTAAAGGAAGTACATCTTGGTGTCGTATCTTTTATTGTTAGATCTACGATAGGAAATGGCAATGATATTCTTCCAGAAGAACGTACAGAATGGATAAAGATTGTTCGTAGTGAGGTTGACGGTTATTTAAAGTCAATTGATTTAGATGACAAGTTTGATATTATGCAAGATAAAGACTTGGAAAACATATGGAATGAAATTTTTAATTAATTAAATTTATAGAAAGAAAGAGGAAAAAAATATGAGTTTTGTAAATGATACAATTTTAAAATCAGCATTAGGAAAAATTAAAGCATGGGGCGAAGGAAAATTTGTAGCAAAAGAAACTGGTAAAGGTCTATCTACAAATGACTATACAAATGCTGAAAAAACAAAATTAAACGGTGTTGCTACTGGTGCTCAAGCAAACAAAATCGAAAGTGTAAAAGTAAATGGTACAGCTTTAACTCCTGATTCATCGAAAGCTGTAAATGTAGATTTATCTGCTTATGCTAAATCAGCTGATATAACAAAAGAAATCGCATCTGCAGTATCAGGAGTAACTCAAATCGATTACTCAGTTGTCGAATCATTACCTTCAACTGGTAAAAAAGGTATTATCTATTTAGTTGCTAACAGTGGAACTGGAACTAATATCTATGATGAATACATCTATATCAATTCGAAATTTGAAAAATTAGGTTCTAGAGAGTTAGATTTAAGCTCATATGCTAAAAAGACTGATATTCCAACAAAAGTATCATCATTAACAAATGATTCAGGATATCAAACTGCAGCACAAGTAACTTCAGCTATCAATGCTAAATTAGTAGTAATGACTGATACTGAATTAAATACAATGTGGACTGAAGTATTTGGAGCATAATCAACTAGGAGGTCTTATATATGAAAGATTTCTTTAAAAGAGTTTTGTTTTCAAATGTAAGTGAGCACGCATCTTCAACAACTGTTTCAGCTAATAGCACTAAGTTTCTAACAAGTGATATTTTAAAAACTTTTATGACAAAGTTAAAAGATACGTTTGTTTTGAAGTCACAATTAACATCATTGCAAAAGCAAGTTGGACAGCTTGAAAAGACAGTCAGTGAATTAGAAACTGATTTAAAAGATGCAGTATATTACAGAGAGTAGATTGATTTCTGCTCTTTTTTAAAAGGAGAAAAATATGAAAAATTTTGAAACACGTGAGTGCGTTGTACACACACACACACACAACGCTTACAGAAATTAGAGAAGGTACTATCAAGTGCCTTTTCGAATATTTCAAAAAGATTGGTGGTGACAAGCATTTAGACTTGTCACGTGATTTTAATGCCTAGTCTAGTTGATAAAAACGAAAATACCATTATTGAACTGAAAAATGTGAGTGAAAAACAATTCACTGGTCGTTATTGGTTTGATGGAAGAAAGATATATTCACAAGCTTTTAAAGTAAGTAACTCAAAACGGTCTGACTATGATACATTTAATCATGGTATTCAAAACGTTGATGTTATTTGGATTAAAAATGCTTGCTTTTGGCAAAAAGGAACAAATATTTACTATACGTTTGGATATATTACTTCACTTGATGATTTAAAAAGAAATAGTAGCTTTATAAATGTAAACAAAAATAACATTACTTATTATATCGGAGAGTGGCTATTAGGAGCAGCTAAATGTGATGTATTTGTAGAAGTTGAATTTATTGAGAAAAACTAGCATTAAAATCTAGACATTTTTAAATGTCAACATGCCAAAATTTATTGATAAAGATGGGAATGAATTGCTTGATTTACAAATGTCTCTTGATGAGCACTGGACAGGAAAGTACTGGATTGATGGTAAAAAGATTTATGAAAAAATCATTACGTGGACTGGATTGAGTGTTGGAGTAAGCACAATCAATCATTCAATCAGTAATTTAAACGAGTTTATTGATTATGAAGTCACATGTTCAAATGGTACTGATTTCTATAGATTTCCTGTTACTTATTATTCTGGAGGTAATAGCGGAACATTCTATTGTACGTATTTTATTATGAACGTAGATAACATTCGCTTTGCTAATAATTATAGTTGGGCAAATTATAAATTTAAAGCAATTATTCGTTACACAAAAAAATAAAGGCACTAGTATCTTTTCTTATTTGATTTTTATTAAAAGAATTAAAGAAAGAGAGGATCATACAAATGTCAAAAATTAAAAAATTCGTGGGGGGGGGTACTGTTTACTAGCAATATTAAAAACAGTATCCTTTTACCTATTACCTTTGACAAAGGAGGTGCAGTTGAATAGCTGTGCTTCTTTAAAAAGAGGTGTTATTTATGGCTAAATTTGTTAATTCCAACGGAGATGAAATCAATGCTGATGCTGTTCTTTGGAGTGGTAGTCATTTTGGCTATGGTCACGATTTAACATTAAATGATGATGCTTTGAAATTTAAAGAGTTAATCATAATTAGTGATAATAGCGCAGTTATTGCACCAATTATTGATGGAGAGATCATATATTCTGGTGTTGTTAACAACTGGACTGTTACTAATATGTCTTTTAAATATAATCAGGCATCAAAACTGTTACACATTGATAATTGCAGATGGACAAATTCATCTAACAATCAAGGTACAACTGTTACTAAAGTCATTGGAAGATATTAGTCATAAATAAAAGCTGTTCTCATGATATGGGAAAATTTGTAAAAAATGATGGAACTAAAATTCCAATTGGAACAATATTATTTGATGGTGCAACACAAAGTGATTTTACATTAACTGAAGATATTTCTCATTATGACTATTTAGAAATCTTTTATAGAAGTCATAACTGGATAAATCCTAAAAGTACTAGAATGTCATTAAAAGCAGGTGCAAGAGTACATTTATCAGATGTTCATACAGATGGAAATACTGTTTCTATATATGAGATGAATCTTGTTTTTAGTGGCAAAAATGTTACATTAAGTGGATGTACTAAAGTTATTGGCGGTACGTATATAGCTGCGGTTGAAGGAACAATATATCAAGTAATAGGATACTGATTGCTAGCAAATAGGAACTTATGTCTCAATTTGTTAATGCAAATGGAAATACATTATTAAATCTTAAGTTTTCTTTAGAAGAACAGGAAACAGGGATGCAATGGATTGATGGTAAGAAAATATATTGCAAAGTAATACTCGTAAGTGGGTTTGATAGCAATGATGTATATGTAGCACATAATATATCAAATTTATACAGTGTATTGAGTTGTGATTTATTTATGAAAACTAGCGATGAAACAAATCACATGATACCACGGGCACATAAAGATCAAGATCATGATGGTATTTCTATTCAGGTAACTAAAAAAAATTTAATATTGCAAGTTGGACAATCAAATGGTTTTGCTGATGCTACAGGATATGCAATATTGAAATATACAAAAAGCAAATAATTAAAGGACGAAAGCCCTTTTTTTAATGCCCTGGACACGGCTTAAAACTATCTGGAAAGGGTGATTAAATTGAAAGTTAAAAAATATGATTTTAATCAGTGGGTAAAAGCTGCAGGTATTAGAGCAATCAAAACAGTAGCTCAAACAGCAGTTGCGTTAATTGGAACGTCTACAGTGATGAATGAAGTCAACTGGGCAATGATCATCAGTGCAAGTTGTCTATCTGGTGTTGTTTCTATTCTAACAAGCGTTGCAGGGCTTCCAGAGTTGGAAGAGATTGTAGATGAAAGTTAGGAGTGCAAGCATATGACAGAAGCAGTTACAGTTGCTTTGATTTCTGGTCTATGTGTAGCTGTGCCTAGTGTTATCACTACAATGTTTTCAAACAATAAAGCCAACACATTAATGAACTATCGTATTGATGAATTAACAAAGAAAGTTGAAAAGCACAATAACGTAGTTGAACGTATGACACTTCAAGAACGAGAAACAAAAGCAATTTGGAAAAGAATTGATGAAATCAAAGAAGAATTAGAGAAAGAGAGCGAATAGCTCTCTTTTATATTACAAGGAGGAGAAAACAAATGGGTTCAGATGAATTTTTAGATTTATGTAAAAAAATAGTTAGAGAATACACAGAGGAGCATCTTGATAAAACGGATGGCAAAGTTGATTTTGATGTCTATGCTGTTTGGAGTTGCAAAGCATTGCAAAATAGTAAAGCTTTAGCATCAACATCTCTTCCAAATGGAATGTACTTCGAATGTACGTATAACGGAGATAAGAAAGAACTTTATTTAGATGCTTATAAGAAATTTGAAAATAAATGTATTAAGTTAGGAGGAGAAAACAATGAAATTTAAAAGAGCTTTTGAATTAATGAAAAATGGAGCAAAAATCAAACTTCCAAGTTGGGGTGGATATTGGTATTGGGATGATGAAAAGAAAACAGTAATCATGCATACCAAAGAAGGCAAAGAAATGGATATTAGAGAAACTGAAAGAGTCATTTATACGTTATCTAATATTCTTGATGATGGATGGATTCTTGCTGATGAAGAAAACTGCCCAAAATTAGGTGGAGAGACCACTTTTGGGTTTGATGAAGCTATTAAGTATTTAAAACGTGGAATGAAAGTGAAACGTAAAGGATGGAATGGCAAAGACCAATACATTGAACTTGCAACAAATGTATCTTTCAAAACACCTAATGATGAAGTTATTAATGTAGATCATATTGATATGGGTAATAAAGCAATTGCCTTTCATGGGACAAGCGGTGTGCAGTTAGGGTGGTTAGCAAGTCAAAGTGATATGTTATCAGAAGATTAGACTTTTGCGGAAGAGAATTAAGGAGAAAATAGAAATGTCATATGAATTAAAACAAAATTTAGCCAACCGTGCCAATTATGGAAGTAAAAGAGATTTATCAAAAATCAAATACTTAGTTATTCATTATACAAACAACGATGGAGATAGTGATGAAGCAAATGGAAAATATTTTGCTAGAGAAGTTGTTAAAGCATCTGCTCATTATTTTGTTGATAATGATTCAGTAACTCAAAGTGTTCCAGATAATTATGCTGCTTATGCGGTTGGAGGTAAATGTCAATCAAATCACCACCCATATTATGGTACGATTAAAAACACTAACTCAATTTCTATTGAGATGTGCGATAACCATAAAGATAGTACTGTTCATATTTGCGATGAAACTCTTGCTAATACTTATGCGTTAGCACGTGCATTGATGAAAAAATACAATATTGATATTGATCACGTTGTACGTCATCACGATGTCAATGGTAAATTATGCCCAAACTGTAATGGTTTACTAAATGATAACGTATGGCAAACATTCAAGAATAACATTGTTAACTCTACAACTGGAGCACTAGGCACAGGCACTGTAGTTCCAGCTGCTGCTAAAAATGATAAATTAGACAGTTTGATTGCAAGAGGTCAACAACATTCAATCAACTTTACAGGTCATTCAATTGCAACTGATGGTGCATATGGTCCTAAGACTCAAGCAAATGTTGCTAGATGAATGTGTAGTGGATTAGAAACTGCAGTAAAACAATTCCAATCAGATAGAGGATTGAAAGTTGATGGAATTGCAGGAAGAAACACTATTTTGAAATTAATGGGTGTTTAGAATGAAAAAACTAAAGATTATTATCATTGTATTACTTTTATTGATTGTTTGTTTACTTGCCAAAAATACTCAACATCATTTTCAAATTATCGAAAAAGATAATCAAATTGAGAAATTAAAACAAGAAAATTTGAAACATCAATACCAGATTGAAGAAATGAATGAACAATGGGGAGTTTACAGTGAATAATATTAAAAATATGATGTACAATATATATGCACATTCAATGTGTTAGTTAATAGAAAAAGTGAAATGTAATATTATCTATTCTTCAGAAAGTCTACAACCTTATTTATTAACTAAAAAGAAAGAACTACTCATTAATTTGAGTAGGTTCTTTTTTGTTTTAATGTATTTTTTATAGAAATATAGTATATAAATAAAATAGTAAGTTTCAAAACAATCTAGCGCATTTTATTGCAATATAAAGAGATATAAAGGAATATGAAAGGTAAATATTCTGCTTTGACGGTAGCTAAATGGTTTTTGTGGTACAATGACAAAATTCTAGAAGAAGATGCCGATTTGATATCCAATTTAAAATTACAAAAATTATTATATTATGCTCAAGGGTGTTATTTAGCATTAAAGAATGAACCGCTATTTAATGAACAAATTGTAAATTGGGCACATGGACCTGTTGTAGAGGAAATCTATCATAAGTATAAAAATAATGGTTCAAATGGTATAGAATATCAAGGTGATTATGATAATTTAATTGATAATGATACAACTGCAGTTTTAGAAGAAGTATATGATGTTTTTGGTAAATATTCTGCGTGGGGATTAAGAAATATGACTCATCAAGAAGATCCTTGGTTAAAAACACAAAGAAATGAAGAGATCCCTTTACC